AAGATTGAGAAAGCAATCTTTTGAATATTAAATAACTTTTATACAAGGAGATTAAAAAATTATGGCTAAGCTAACTGAAAAAACTTTTGAAGCACTTGAGTATCTGCAGGCACATGGCGGCCGCGCTACCACAGTTGAGATGATGTCCGCTCTCGGATGCGAGAAGATCGCCTCCATCACCGGTCGTGTCAACTCCCTCGTGAAGAACGAGCTCGCTTATCGTGAGAAGGTCGAGGTTGAAGGCGAAGACAAGCCCCTCACCTATGTTCAGCTCACCGACGCCGGCATGAATTTTTTACAGGACGAGGAGTAATCCTTTCCACGGGGTATAACCCCATAAAAGAAACATTAAAAACAGAATAGGAGAAACAAAATGTTAAGACAAGCAAAGAACACAGCAAGAATTGAAGGACTTTTATCAGAAATCAATCTTAAGTACGGTTCCTATGTCAAGAATGGTGCCACCATCGAAACCATCGGCGGTGATATTAAGGTTCTTGTACATCAGGAAATTAACGGCGAGCCTAATGATCTCATTATCCCCGTCTATATGTTCAGTCCCAAACTGACGAACGCAGGCAAACCCAATCCGGCATATGCATCAATAGAGAGCGTTATGAAAGAGTATGTCTCTATTGCGGCCGCGGGTGAAGCTGGCGCAGATAAGATTCGTATAACGAGTGGTAACATTCGTATGAACGAGTATTACAATCAGCAGGGACAGCTTGTGTCTTTCCCGCGTATAAATGCATCCTTCGTACAGAAGGCAACGGGCGAGTTCCGTCCTGAAGCATCTTGGTCGCTGGAGTTTGCAGTATCTTCTCTCGATTATGTAACGGATGAAGATGGTGTTGAAGTCTCCCCCAAGAAACTTCGTATTAAGGTCATTGTCCCGCAGTATGGCGGCAAGGTCGATACGATGGAGCTGTATGCAACAAATCCGCGTGTTATTGACGCAATCACATCTTATTGGGAAAATGGTAAGTCTTATACTGCGAAGGGACGTCTTAACTTCACAAGCACCACACAGGAAGTCATTGAAGAGTGTGACTTCGGTGAGCCGGATGTTCGTATTAGAACTGTCAGCGTTAGCGAGCTGATAGTAACTAAGGGAACTCAGGCTCCGCTTGAGGATGATATGGCGTTTGAGCCGGCGGATCTGTCTGCCGCACTGAAAGAGCATAAGGCATATCTCGAGACTCTGAAGGACAAGACAAGTCAGAAACCGAAAGCGACTCCAGCGCCGACGAGTTCTCAGCAGGCATTTGATCTTGGCTTCTAAGGAGGTGCACTATGCATCTTTGGGAAGTAGAGAAAAATGTAATTTCACGTGACTTAAAGGGTAAGTACGTACTTTTGTACGGAAAACCCAAGTCCGGGAAAACCACTGCGGCGTGTTCATTCCCCGATGCAGTCCTTCTCGCATTTGAGAAGGGTTATAACGCAATCGGAAATGCTTATCCTTTTGATATTAACAAGTGGTCTGACTTCAAGATGGCATTACGCGACCTTGAAGACCAGCGCGCCAAAGAACGTTTCAAAACTGTAATCATTGACACCATCTCTATTTGTTGGGAAATGTGTGAGAAGTATATATGCCAGCAGAATGGCGTACAGAAAATTGCAGATATCCCCTGGGGTGGAGGCTACACCGCTTGCAAGAAAGAGTTTGAAACATCAATCAGACGCATCACCCAGCTTGGTTATGGTGTCGTTCTCATCGCACATAGCGCCAGCCGCGTTGAAAAAACCGCTGATGGCAGCGACATCGAGATTATCTCTCCCGATCTCCCCAAGCGGGCCGCAGAAGTTTGTAACGGCATTGTTGATATTATAGGATATATCGGAAATGAATGGGTAAATGGCGAAAGAAAGCGCTGGCTCTACACTCGTGAAACACCCACCTTGTTTGCGGGCAGTAGATTTAAATATATGCCGGACAAAATTCCTTTCAGTTATGAATCACTTGTTACCGCTATTGCTGATGCTATTGAGCAGGCCGAGCAGAAAGATGGCGCAACAGTAGTTGATACAGTACAGATTCAGGCGGAAGAAAAGCTTGATTTTGCCACAGTGCGCGCTCGTGCACAGGATCTTTGGGCAAAACTGGTTGGGACTGGCGATGATGCTAAACCCGATGTGGCTAGTGCAATCCTAAAGAAGATTGAAATGACAATGGGCCGCCGCATGAAGCTCAGTGAATTTACAGAAGATCAAGTTGACCTCCTTCAGTTAGTCGTACTTGACATGGAAGAG